TTACCTCCTTCGTTTTCAACTGAATTGAAGCCGCCACGATTTTCGCGAGTTTCTCAGCGTGATCGGCTTCGTAGTCTCCATAAAAGCAACGAGCGCCCCTATCGTTTGGGCTTGAAGTTTTGAATTTGTGACCAATGTCAAGCCCGACGACTGCATCAAACGGCAGCCACCGAAATAACTCGTTTGCAATGCTCTCTCCTAACTTGCGCATGACTGAATCGTCATGAACGAGGTTCGCTTCTTCGGGGTTTGTGATGAAGCAAGGTTCAATCAAAACAGCAGGACAATGGTAGAAGTTGATGAAAGCAGTCCTTGTCCCAGAAGCGATTGTAACTTTCCTGAAACGGACACCAAGCAGTTTCGTTGTCACTAAAGTTAACCGATATGCAATGAATGCTGCATCACCTTTATTGTTGTGATATGCTTCCGCGCCTTCGGCTTTGGAATTTGAGTGGGCATTGAAGTGGAATGAGATGACGAGCCTGCAGTTTGCTTTTTTCGCTTGTTCCTGTCTTTCATGTTTCCCGACATAATCGCCCTTGAGCCAAACGATTTTCATTGTTCTTCACCTTCACTTAACAAAGCGACGATTTTTTGAAACTTCTCTAGGGATACCAAGTCCCTTAAAGCGTCAAGGGCTGCTTTTGCCCTTTCTTCGCGTTCGCGGGCGAGTTCAAGTTGCTTTCGCTTCTCTTTTTCAAGCCGAACTTGTAAATCAAGCCGCTTCAGTTCATCCTTTTGCTCAACTTGAAGTATCAAATAGCGCTCCATCGCTCTGAGCATGTGCCTTTTGTGCCTATAGACGCTTTGATAATCTGTCCCTAACCTTTCTGCGATTTCAATGTAACTACGCCCTTCTTTGAACCATTGCCAAATTTGCTCCTGTTGCTCTTTGTCAAGCCGACAAAGCCTACACCGTGAGAATCCTTTCAACACTGCGAGCAGTTCCCACGCATCTGTTGGCACGGAGCATCACCGACGGGATTATTGCTGCAAAATCTGTCAATAAGGTTTGACAGAATGTCAAACCACTTTGACAACTGAGGTGGTAACAATAATGCAGGTGGCATTTAATGTGCTTAAGAGTTTGTATCGCATCAGGAACGAACTTGCTGAAGAAGGAATTTTCGTCATGCCTGACTATCTTTATCACCTTGCGAGACGGAAGGGTTTTCGTTTGCGAATTGTCAAGGAAACTTACGAGCGGGAGGTCTACGGCGTAGATGCTGAAGATGCTGAGCGCCTTAAAGCGATTATCCGCAGCAAGTTTAAGGGCAGCAGTGGATCCAGCACTCAGGCGGGTGCTGAAGAAGAAAGCGACAAGAAACACAAGCCAAGCAACTAATGAAGATGATCCCCTTGAATTTGCCACTTCCCTTTTGCTCCGAAACGGCAACCCCTACAGGCTTGACGACCACGATGATCTCGTTGAAATCGCAAAAGACGAAGCGAGGGTCGTCGTCGTTGAAAAGGCTGCTCAGAAAGGCGTAACTGAATTGATGATTAGGCTTCAGTTTTGGCTCGCAAAGAAAGGTTTCTCATCTGCTTATTTTCTCTCATCGCTCCGTTTCGTCAGAATGCAAGTTCAGCAGCGTGTTGACAGTTTGATTCGTGTCAACCCGATTTTGCAAAAAGCGCTCGTTGAAGATGCGACGCCAGAATGGGTTCAGGAAGAGGAAATTGAGGGAGTGCCAAAGCGCTACAGGCTTCAGGCGAACATGTGGGCGAAGAGATTCTGGAACGCTTGGGTTCTTTACATGCCAGTTCAAAACGAAGCGGATGTCCGAATGTTCCCGCTTGACGCAATCTTCGTTGACGAAGTTGAAACTCTCAAGCCCGAACTTGCAGATGCTTTGCAAGAGCGTCTTTACCACTCTCCACTTAAGTGGGAAAGATGGTTCAGCCAGCCAACCGTCGCAGGCTACGGCATTGACGAAAGATTCGCGATGACGGATCAGCGGTATTTACAGTTTCGCTGCGACAAATGCAAGGAATGGTTCGTGCTTGAAGAGAATTTCCCGAAAGTTTTGATGGCAACCATTGAAGGCAAACCAGTTTTGTGGGGCGCTGATTGGGACGCAACTTTATGGGATAGGCGATGGCAGTTTGAATATTGCTGTCCAGTTTGCAAATCTTTGGTCAACATGCGGTCGTTGAAAAAAGAATGGGTCAGTAAATTCCCCGACAGGGACGCTCACGGCTATCACTTGACACAACTTTACTCATCAACGATGACCGCAACAGAAGTTGCCCAACTTTGGCATCAAGCGCAATTTTCGCTTCGTAGAAAGGAACGATTTTACAACAGCGTCTTGGGATTGCCCTACTCCGGTGGTGAAAGACAGCCAATCACGCCGGACAAGTGCTTTTACGGAACTCATGAGATAACGGGGATGCTTTTTGAAGGCAACAAGAGATATGCTGGCATGGATGTCGGCGACACAAATCACTTGATCGTTCTTGAGCAAACAAATGATGGACGGCTTTACATCGTTTGGGCTGAGGAAATCAAAGGCAAAGATAAGTGGGAGACTGCTTTGAGGCGGCTACTTGACTTGAAAGTTTGCGCAGTCGGCGTTAACGCTATGCCTTACAAAGACAGCGCAAAGAAATTGCTCCGAAGTTTGCCACCTGAAGTCAAAGGCGCTCTGATTTACGACACAGCAGGCAAGGGGATTTCAATCACAAATGAGGACGAAAAGTTGGGAGCGCCAATTCTTGCAATTTCTGTCCCCCGTGTTGAGTTGATGGACGGAACTGTTGATGCAGTTCTGAACGGGACAATCGTTTTGCCAAAGCGAGGGTTGAAACAAACAGAAGAAATTGTTCGGCACTTGATGAACTACATCATTGAATACACTGAGAAAGGTCGCGATTACGCAAAAGGTCGTGAAGATCACTTTGGGCGAGCCATTGATTACGCTCGCATCATCGCTGAAAACGCAGTCCCGCTCAAACTCGCTCCCGTTGGACGATTGACTTTTGACGACGCATTCGGCAGTCCGCTCGGATTTGCACTCACGGAGGTGAGTTGGTGATGCAGGTCGCTTTCAACGAGCCGATCCAGTTTGGCGATTGGGTTCGCATCTTGCCGAAGGGGACTTTCCGTCGTGGCGGACAGGTTTACAAGTTTGACGAGGCATATTTGCGCAAACTGAAAGAAAACTTTGACAGCGGTGTTTTCGGTCAACAAGTCCCTGTCAACTTTGAACATCAACTTTCCCCGCTCGGAGCGGCAGGCTGGGTCAAGGCATTGGAAGTTCGCGATGACGGTCTTTACGCAGAAATTGAATGGACGGACATCGGAAAGGAAGCAGTTGAGAAAGGCAGATTTCGGTATCTCAGCGTTGAACTGGGCGGTGCAATTGACCCAATCAGTGGCAAAGAACTGAAAGATGTCTTGACAGGTGTGGCGTTGACGAACCGACCATTTTTCAAAGCCTTGACAGAACTTGCAGCAGCCGAGCCCGATTGGGTAGCGAACAATGACCCACTTGACATCCCCATCCACGATGACCGAGGCTACGAATGGGACGCTGATGCAAGCGAGCGACGCTGGCGTTCGTGGGTTTCCGACCGTGATCCCGATGAATGGGGCGAAAGGGAATGGCAGCGTTACCGGAGAAGGTTTCTCGCTTACGACCGAAACAACCCGCAACTATTCGGCTCATACAAACTCCCAGTCGTTGATATTGTCAACGGTCAACCGCGCGTCATTTTCCGAGCAGTCGTCCAAGTTTTGGCAATTCTCGCTGGTGCGAGAGGAGGCGTTGATTTGCCAAGCGATACAAAAGAGCGCGTTCGGTCAATCGCCGAACGCCTTCGTTCAAAGTTTGAAGGAGGTGAAAGACGAATGAGCGAGCAAGTCGTTACTGTTGACGAATTCCAGAAAGTTGCAACGGAACTGGAGCAATTGCGCAAAGAGCAAAGAAAACTCCAGTTCCGCGAGACTCTCGCAAACATCAGGTTCAGCGAGGGCAAATATGCCCTTGCCCCTGCTGTTCGTGACAAGTTGCTTGAAGTTCTCGTGGAGTTGAACGATGAACAAGCGAACAAGTTGATTGAAGCAATCAGGGGCATTCAGTTTGTCCCGCTCGGCGAGATTGGCTTTGCATCAACGAAGAGCGAGGAAGAAGAAACGCTTCAAACCTTTGCGGAGAATTTGGCAAAGGAACGGTCAATCCCATTCAGCGAGGCTCTCAAAATCGCTGCTCAAATGCGTCCCGACCTTGCTTACAAACACTTCGGCGTTCGCTTGGGAGGTGAGAAATGATGGCGACCTTCAAGGAAGCGTTAGTCGTTTCGTTCATTGCAGGTGCTGATTTGTCAAGTTATCGCTATGCGCCTGTCAGGTTAGATGCAAACGGGAATGTTGTGCTTGCTGCTTTAAACGAGCGTGCAATCGGCATTTTGCAAAACACACCGACTGCAGGTCAGGCTGCTTCAGTCATGCTTTACGGCGTGACGAAAGCGGTTGCTAACGGAGCGATCAGCGTTGGTGCTGCTGTCACTTCCGCTGGCAATGGACGAGTCCAAGCGGCAGGCACTTTCCACAACCACGGCGCCGCTTCATCAAACCCACCGACGGGTCAACAGCGAGTTTTGGGCTTTGCGTTGACCGCAGCGACAGCAGCAGGGCAAGTCATTGAAATCCTGCTTGCTCCGTTTGAATTCTGAGGTGATGTCCATGACCGACAGGCAAATAAGGGAGCGATTGCTTTCGCTTTTGTATTCTGCATGGCAAAAATCTGGCAAATACCACCGTGTTACCCTTGATGAACTTTACGATGCCTTCAATGCGAAAAGTGCAGACGAGCAGATGACAGTGCTCAGGAACTTGCAACTTTTGTGCGACTTGAACTTAGTGAAATGGGCGACCTTAAGAAGCGTCCAACTAACTTCTTGGGGCGTTTTGGAATGCGAACAAAGAGACATCACCCCAGAACCTTTGCCGTCAGCGCAAAAAACTAAGGAGGTGAACGAATAATGGCTGCAGTTCAAGATGTTCGTGATGTTTTGATCAGCGACCCAGTGTTAACGCAAATTGCCATCGCATACCGGCCGCAAGGCATGGTTGGCACTCAACTGCTTAAACCTGTCGCTGTCAGGCAGAGCGCAGGCAGAATTGTCAAGTTCGGAAAAGAAGCGTTTAGACTTGAAAACGCTGCAAGGGGCGTCGGCGCTGAAAGCAGACGAATCACTTGGACGACTGACTGGGTAAATTACATGTGTCAAGAGTTCAGCCTTGAAATTGCAGTTGATGACCGCATCGTTGCCAACTCTGTCAACCCTATTGACCCATTTGAGCGGGCGACGACAACGCTCGTTGACATGCTCTCGCTTGCGCAAGAGAAGCGAATTCACGATGCTGCATACAACGCCCTTTACTCAGCGGGTTATTACACCACACCGTCAACGAAATGGGATGCGGCAGGTTCAACTCCAATCACCGACATCAAAAACGCTATCAGGATTATTCAAGGCAGAATTGGCGCTCGCCCAACGACCGTAGTGATGAGCAGGGCAGTTTGGGATGTGCTCGTTGAGCACGCCCAAGTCGCCGATAGGCTGAAATACACGACCCGTGAGTTCACTCCCAATATCCTTGCCCAATGGCTTGAAGTCCGTGAAATTTTGGTTTCTGAGGCGCTCATCAACACGGCAGTTGAAGGGGCGACCGAATCGTTGTCTTATGTTTTCAGCGACAATGTGATAATCGCTTATGTGCCACAAAACCCTGCCATCAACGAGCCCGCTTTCGGCTACTGCCCAACTGTCCGCAACTTCACTGTTGAGCGCTACAGGGATGAACCCGCCGTCAGCACCGTCATCCGAGTCCGCCATGAGACCGCCGAGGTCATTACCGCTGTTGATGCAGGGCATATGCTCCAAGATGTCCTTAGTGCGATTTAGCCCTGAAATTGGCTTCTGACGGGCTTTTGAGCGAAGGGGGGTATTCCGATAGCGGGGTGCCCCCTTTCAGACGATTGTAGGGCAAAAGTTTTCGCAAAATTGGGCACAGTAGTGCACTAACGCACCCAATTTTGCACAGCATCTTTTTGGACGGCGTCCAAACATTCATCCGTAGGGGCAGGTGAAACCTGCCCGAAAAGAACGATGGGAAAAGTAGGGGCAGGCAAAGCCTGCCCGAAAAGCGGGCAGATTCCATCCGCCCCCTACGAAATGAATTGCGCATCGTAGGGGCAGGCAAAGCCTGCCCGAAAAGCGGGCAGATTCCATCCGCCCCCTACGAAATGAATTGCGCATCGTAGGGGCAGGCAAAGCCTGCCCGAAAATAAGCGGGCGAATTGCATAATGGGGGTTGGTTAAAGTGAATTTGCTATTCTGGCGCAAGAAGGCTTCATTTCAACAAGATGCAGCAAAACCTGTAGCCCCGCGTGAGGAACTCGGTTTCTCGGGCTATGGGCTTGGTGCTTTGCTGTCAAATCTCGCTGCTGGCGAATACCTTTCCAAACTCGCTTTCCCGCAAAACATTGCAGTTTACAGCCAAATGCGCCGCTCAGATGCTACCATCCAGACCCTTGAACTCGCTACCACGCTGCCAATCCAAGCGACCGATTGGCGGGTTGAACCCGCATCAGACAGCCCGGCAGCGCAAGAGGCAGCGGATTTGGTTGAGAACAACCTTTTCGGTGGGATGACGATAACTTTTGTTGACTTTTTGAGGGAGGCTTTGCTGGCGCTTTTCTACGGCTTCACGGTGTTTGAAAAAGTTTTTGAAGAGCGGGAGGGCTACATCGTTTGGCGGAAGTTCGCATCACGGCATCCGCAAACGGTTGAACGGTTCTTGTTTGACGAGACAGGTGGACTTGCAGGAATTGTTCAAACCGGCTTTGACCCGCAAGGTCGCTATCGTCGCATTGAAATCCCTATTGACAAATTGCTTATCTTCATCTGGCGCAAGGAATTTGGCAATCCCTACGGCGTTTCGGTCTTGCGGGCTGCTTACAAGCATTGGTTTCTCAAAGATTTGTTCTACAAGTTGCAGGCAATTGCATTAGAGCGTTGGGCTGTTGGAGTTCCTTGGGGGAAAGTTCCTGCTGGGACAAGCGAGGCTGACAAAAATGTCTTCATGCAACTGCTTGAGAATTTGAGAAGTCACGAAAAAGCAGCCATCGTAACACCCGAGGGCTACGACATTCAAATTCTCGGATCGCAAGAAGGGAGCAGGGCTGCTCAAGCGTTTTTGGATGCGATAAACCATCAAGACACAATGATTGTCAAGTCCGTGCTTGCTCAATTTTTGAATCTCGGTCAAGGTGATGTGGGAAGTTGGGCACTCAGCAGAGACCACAGTCAACTTTTCCTGATGACACTTAATTCTGTTGCTGATTGGTTTGCAGAAACTGTCAACCGCTACGCAATTCCCCAACTTTGCCGTTTCAACTTCGGAGAAGATTTCACCGAGTTCCCTGAATTAACATTCACCGACCTAAGACTTGTCCTGCAACGAGAGGAAATCGCTGAAATCATCGCCAAGTTAGTGCAAGCAACTGTATTGACCCCTGATGTTGAACTCCAACAATATGTCCGAGACATGCTTGACTTACCCGAATTGCCAGAAGAACCCGAAGAAGTCCAGTTGCCAGCACCCGAGGCTACAAGTGAAAGCAATAACGGTCGCAAATTCAGCGATCCATTGGGACTTCAGCAAGGTGCAAGTTTGAGGGCTTTAAGCGATAGGGTGATAGCAGAAAGCGAACAAGATTTGCAGACGATAACAAGGCAAATGATTGACGCTGTGATGGAACAAGTCCGGCAACTCGTTCAGCGAGCGGATGCTGGACAGCCAAGTGCGTTGAGGGAATTGGGAAACATTCAAGTTCCAAGACAACTTGCAGAGCGCTACGAATTGACGCTTTACGGCTACTTGACAAACGCTTATCGCGCTGCTCGTTCGGTTTACCTTGCTTCAACTGGAACTGATCCGAGCACCCCGGTGCCGCGATGGGTTGATTTCTACCTTCACGGTTGGGCGAAAGCGATTGCTACGCAGCATTGCGCTGACTTGGCAGCAACTGCTGCTTACGAGACATTGAGGCTTTACGAGATGAGCAAAACGCTTGGGCGAAAGTTCAGTGACGAAATGGTTGAGGCAGCACTCGTGAACAGAATTGCAGTTGCATTTGAAGATTTGCCAAAAGAAGTCGCAGCGTTGGCAGAAACTTTGTTTGAGCCACTTGACTTGTAGGGGCAGACGGTAGTCTGCCCGACCGAATTTCATTTCTTGACTTGTAGGTGCAGACGGTAGTCTGCCCGACCGAATTTCATTTCTTGACTTGTAGGTGC